CAGCACGGCGTGATCTGGAGGTGCTGGCCACCTGCAAGGCAGCGAACAGCTGGCCGGGCTACAGCGACGGCGTGGAGGTGATCGACCTGCCGCCATGGATGCGCCCGCGGCCGGATGGATCCATGCCGTTAGGCGCACCACCTGAAATCGAGATGTACTGACCATGAAAGCATCTTGGGATGTTTTGTCTGATCAGCCATTCCTAATGGATCCAGAGCAGGACGTTGGGGCCTTTGTTTCATCACTGGAACAGGAGCAACTGCAACGCCGCGAAGATTACGACTGGTTTTTAAGTTCCTCGTATTGGGAGAAGGTGGTCGCCGCTGTTCATCAAAGGGCAGGGCAGCGGTGCGAAAGGTGCGCCGCCACGGATCATTTGCAGGTTCATCATCTTTGGTATCCGCCTCGCGGGACGGAGATGAAACACCTCAATGCCCTCATGCTTGTATGTCAAACCTGCCATCAAGAGTTACACCAATGACCGACCAGAGCACAGCACTAACAACCACCCAGCCGGGGGTCTTCTCCGGCATCCAGGCGTTTGAGGATGCGCAGCGCATTGCCAAGGCGCTGGCCAGCAGCACGCTGATTCCTGCTCAGTTCCAAGGGCAGGCAGGTTACGCCAACTGCCTGGTGGCGCTGAACATCAGCCGGCGCATGGGCATGGATCCGCTGATGGTGATGCAGAACCTGCACATCATCCACGGCCGGCCGAGCTGGAGCAGCCAGTTCATCATTGGCCTGATCAACGGCTGCGGGAAGTTCAGCCCGCTGCGGTACGACATCACCGGCAAGGGCGACACGCTGGCATGTACGGCGCTGGCAACTGAGCTGGCCACCGGCGAGGAGCTACGCGGGCCGGAGGTGACGATGGCCATGGCCAAGCGTGAAGGATGGGCCACCAAGAGCGGCAGCAAGTGGGCGACGATGCCCGACCTGATGATCCGCTACCGCTCGGCAGCATTCTGGGGGCGGCTGTATATCCCCGAGCTGCTGGTCGGCATCCAGACGCAGGAGGAGGTGCTGGACGTTGAGCCCATCACCATCAGTGAGGAGCCGCAGCCTAAGAAGGCGGCCATCACCGATCTAAACCAGCAAATCAAGGCAGCAGCGCCACAACCGGAGCCGATGGAGGCCGATCTTGTCGAGGATGAACTCTTCTGATGTCGAATACTTGCGACCGGCTGACCTTGCCGCTCGCTGGCGAAACACTGTCACCCTGTCCACGCTCGACAATTGGCGCAGCCAGAACCGGGGGCCGCGGTTCGTGAAGATCGGCGGCCGCGTCCTCTATCCATTGGAAGAGGTCGTGGCCTACGAGACGAAGAACCTGCGGGGCATCCCCAACACACCCAACAACCAAGCAAACCGATGAGCTTTTCTGTGAACGGCGCACTGTTCAAGCAATCCGCGGCCGACTGGCAGAAACGGATGGGCGACCGCTATGAGGCCGGGAAAAACTATCCCGAGTTCGATGGCGTGCTCAACGTGCCTGCTGATCAGGCCTACGCACTGGCCCAGTATCTGATGAACGCCACGCCCCAGGGCGACCGGCAGGAGATCCCTGTACGGCTGAGCGGCTGGGCAAAGACGGCCAACAGCGGCACCAAGTATCTGAGCATCGTGGCCAAGCCCGACTACAAGGTGCAGAAGGCGATCGAGGATGCTGCTGCTGCCGGCCAGGCTGCCGATGCCGCTGCGGCCAACCTGGCGCAAGCCACCGGCGGTGCAGTGAGCGAGGTGATCGACGCCGATCTGTTCTGATCTACATCAGCTCCAGCTCCAGCCGCGCGATCTCGTGTACCGCGGCCTGGAGCATCTCCTGTTGGTGGTAGCACTGGCGCAGGAGCTGGGCTGCCACGTTGCCGACTTGCGGGTGCCGCTCTAGATCGCGGCACTGCTTTTCGATCAGGAACTGCTTTTCTGGCGGGATCTCGACCGCCATCCACTGTCCGAAGTCCATTCTGTTCGGGGCGGAACAGCCCCATGGTGCCCATGAATTGCCCCAGCTGTCAGCACGGCCGCCACCGAGCGGCGATCACGAACAGCCACCTGCCGGATCAGATCGTGCGCAAGCGGGTGTGTGAGGCGTGCGGCCATGCTTGGTTCACGGTCGAGCTGGAGGTGAGCCGGTACGCGATCGGATGGAGCGCGCTGCACCAGAACAAGCCGGTGGTGCGTGTGCCTTTGGAACTGACGACCGGGCATGTGCGGCCGGGTGAAGAAATGTCACAGCCTCGATGATGCGCTGCCGGCGGTGCGGCATGATTGCTGCATCGGGGGCAACGGTCCTCCACTCGGCAGCCCAGAGGCTGCGCTGAACATGCAGGATCAGATCATCAGCCTGATCGCTCAGTTCAACGCTGAGGCCACGGAGATCGCTCAGGAACTGCGCGGCTCCCTGCCTCACAAGGATCCAGGCCGTTACCTGGAACTGAGCCGCCGCCACGGCGAGCTGCAGCGCTGGATCGCTACCTGCGGGGCTCACCTCTGAGCCCTGCGGGGCTCCCCGTTCACTCACCACTCCACCCATGCTCACCACCACCCTGCTGGTGATCTGGAAGCTGCTCATCCCGCTGCTGCTTCTGGTCGCCGTGATCGACTGGCTGACCGCTTCAGATGATCGCCGCGTGCGCGTCCTGCGCCGCACCGGCCTCAGCCAGCTTCAGATCGCCACTCGCCTCAACATCTCCCGCTACCGCGTCCGCAAGGCGCTCGCATCATGATCACCCACCCCATCATCAACCGCGTCGCCGTCGTGGTGTTGCTGGCCTGCCTCTACGCCGCCGGCTACGACGCTGCCAAGCAGGAAACAGTCAAGGCCCACCACAACTGCGCCGCTGAGCATCAGCCGCTGAAGCCATGACCCCACGCCGCTTCTACTTTCAGATCAAGTCCGCCAACGTGCTGGAGTGCGTCACCGCCTCCAGCCTGACCGAGGCCAAGCTGATCGCCGCGGATACGTGGCTGCAGTGGTGGTCTGAACTCGAATGGATCAACACCGAGGAAACCGATGCGTGAGACCACCGGAGCGATGCTGCCCTGGCAATGGGCCGAGGAGCAGACCCAGAGCCAGCACGGCGACGGCATCAGCCGGCCGTTGCCCAAGGCGCGCACACGCGAGTATCGGCTGATCGTGTATCCCAAGGGCGCCCGCCCAATGACGTGGATCACGCGGGCCGAGACGAAGCGCGCCGCCATCCGCTACGCCGAGGCTCGCTGGCCTGGTGCTGTCGTCGAGGTGGTGTGATGGCGACACCAGAGCAATGGGCGCAATGCGAGGAGTTTCTTGCCAACCCTGTTATCGATGCCAGCGATGCGTGCATCTTCGAACTCCGCGCCAGGGTGGAGCAGCTGGAGGCTGCTGCGCACAAGCACATCATCGAAACCAGTGCCAATGTTTTGGCCTTGGTTAGCCGGGTCGAGTCGCTGGAAGCTGCCGAGCGCCAGGCGTCAAAGGTCCACCAAATCAGCAAACCGCTGAAGTTGACGCCTGAGCAGGCGCAACAGGTCAGGGATCTGCTAGCACCCAACTCCAAGCCAGCTCCTAATCCAAACCAAATTAGGAGTTCGCTGGTGGACCGAGTGGCCCGTGCCATTGGCCGAGACGATGAGCCCATCAACTGGGAGCCTGAAGCCCGCGCCGCGATCCGTGAGGTGGCGGCGTGGATGACCGGCAACCCCGATGTGTACTTTCCGCCTGCGCTTGTCTTTGCTCTTGAGCAGGAGGTCGAGCGATGAGTACCTTCATTGCAATCCTCGCCTTCTCAATGCTGTTCCTGTTGTTCGCCCTGGTCCTGACGGGCTTTGCCCTTAGCACGTTCAGCTTATGGCTGGACTTGAAGGACCAGCTCCAGGAGCGCCGCAAGCGGAGGCAAGTGCGATGACCGACTTTCACCCTGCACCATTCCAAGACTTCTTTACCGAGCTACGCGACCCGTGGCCGGTGGTTGAGCGGCTGCGCCTGGCCCTGCGCGAGGCCGAGCGCTACTGCCTTGGCGCTGAAAACATAACCGGCCACTGCATCACATCCCTTCTTGAAGTCCTACCTAACGAAGATGACTAATCAACGCCTTATTTCACCGCCCGCTGCAGTCATCCGCCAATGGGAAGCCGAATGGGACACCAACGGCGCCGCCCATTGCGACAAAGCCCTTTACATCGCCGCCAAAGCTGCAACATGGGGCGCGAAGGCTGCCATTGAGTGCGCCCTGAAAGACACTGCCTCATGTCATTGGCGTGTTGCCGATGGTCCCGAAGATGGAGTGCAGCTTGTACGAGCCAGCGACCTGATGGCTTGGGCGGCTGCCATTGGCAAGCGTTACGAGGTTGAGGCAGGCCGATGACCGACATGCGCGCGAGAATCAGCCAGCTGATCACCGACAGCGGCACCTACCGCCAAGGCCAGCAGGACGAACGCCAGCGGCTGATCAGCATGATCGACATCCGCATCGATCAGCTGCGCACCGTGGCCGGCATCCGTAACCGTGAGCAGCTCTGCGCTGAGCTGCTTTACCTCCGTCAACACCTGAACCCATGAACCGCGTCCAACTCGACCAGCAGCGCGCCGACATGCTGGAGGCGCTGTACCAGCGCAGCGGCCGCGATGATCTGCCCTACGGCCACCCGCTCCGCTGCACCTATACGGGGCTCTGGCAGGAGTTCACGCTGGAGCTGGCCGCCAACTTCCGCGACACGGACTACCCCGAGCTGCTGGGCAAGGTGGTGCGCGCGATCGATGCCACCGAGTCGGTGATGACCCAGAAGCAAGCGCAGCAGGCTATTGAGGTGTGCCGCCAGCAGCTGCTTGGCAGGTGGCGGTAGTGCCCAGTCCATTTACAGAGATGAAGTGCCCCCAGTGTGGTGGGCGCTTCCGCTGCGACAGCTCAGAGCGCAGTTATGAGGGGCAGGTGCGGCGTCAGCGCCGCAAGTGCTACGACTGCGGCCACCGCGGCACCGAGTACGCCGTGACGCAGGACTTCTTCGATGAACTGATCGCTGCGCGCGAGATCGTCACCAAACTGGCCAGCCACTACTGGGAGCTAACGGAATGACCGACCAGATCAACCCGAACCACTACAAGCAGGGCGACATCGAGTGCATCGACGCGATCGAGGCCGCGCTGACGCCCGAGGAGTTCCGCGGTTACTGCAAAGGGAACATCATCAAGTACACCTGGCGCGAGCGGATGAAGGGCGAGGCGATCTCGCTCTGTAAGGCGAGGTGGTATCTGAACCGCCTGCTCGGCAAACTGGAGGGATGATGCACCTGCCCAGCCTGAACCTAATTGAGCGCTTGGCGCTGTGGGTGCTGGTGCGCAGCAGCCGCACCAGTCTGGTGGTGGTGAAGGAGCTGGACTGGCCGGAGGTGTTCGTTGCCGCAGACCAGCGCGATGATGTCGCCTGCTATGTCACCGGCGGCAACGACGAACCGGCGTCGCATCTGCTGGAGCGGTTGTATCACGCACCTGCATACGGCGAAGACGAATGATCAGCTTGCACGCCGGCCGCCTGCTGCTGTTCTGCGACCGCGCAGATAAGACGTGGCACTGCCGGGTGAACCTTGGCCCCAGGGCTGAGCACCAGCGGGAGGCGGACACTGGCACCGTCCAGCTGCAGGAAGCGCTACTGCGTGCGCAGCGGATTTACCAGGCTGCGCTGCGTGATCTGCGGCCTGTGGGCTCACCGCGCATGTGTTGGGATTGCCTGCAGTGGGAGCCAGCCCGCAAGGCCTGCACGCTCGGCTTCCCCGAAGCTCGCCAGACTGGGGGCAGGTATGCCGCCCGGTGCGAGGTCTATGTCGGAGCCGATCCTTCTCGGCCGCACTGATCGCGGTGACGGCTACATCGACACCCTCGAGCCTGCCGGTGGTGGGGAGCTGTATTACCGCAGCTGCGCGAACGGATACTGCCGCTACAGCTCCGATCTCTGGCAGGCCGAAATCTACCTAGACCATTTGCTCGCACGCTGACCCGATGGGGTATTTCAACTGCACCACCACCCGCGAGGCCTATTACCTCTCGCTGGCCAACCGGCCGCGGCCTGCGAACGCCAGCAGCCCCTACCGCGGGGTCTCGCGCAGCACTAACCCGAGGCTGCCTTGGCGCGCGGCGCTGGGCTACCGGGGCCGGCGCTATTACCTCGGCGTGTTCGCCACTGAGATCGAAGCGGCACGGGCCTATAACGACGCCGCGCTGCGGGTGATCGGCGATCATGCGGTGATCAATCCGCTGCCCGAGTGATGACGCTGCCCCTGATGATCGAGCTGCTGGTGGGCTACGTGGTGGCGTGCGGCCTTGCGCTGTGGCTGGCGTCCAAGCTGCTGCCGTAATTGTTGGGGGGAGGTGGCGCCGGCTCTCGCGCCTGCACGCCTCACCGCAGCCTCCCCGCTACGGAATGCCCAGCGATTAGATCGTTGGACTGGAATCTTAGCCCTCCCCTGCAACCCAGCGCGCGATTGCCCACTCGCCCATGGCTGACCAGAACGGCTGCTGGCGGTACCAGTCCACCCAGCCCTTGTGGCCCTTCTGGCTGTTGCACATCAGGCAGCAGCTGATCAGGTTCTCGCGCACGGTGAGGCCGCCGTGGACCTTGGGCACGACGTGATCGAGCGTCGGGCTACGGCCAAGCGGATCGCCGCAATAGGCGCAGCGGTAGTTCCACGCCAGGTGGATCTGATCGCGGGCCGATCTACGGGTGACCAGCCGGGTCTCATCAATGTGGTGCCGATCCACCGAGATCTTCGGGCAGGGTGAACAGCTCGATACCCAGCTCTAGGAGGTCGTCTTCTGAATGGATGAACTCGGCGATCTGGCTATAGAGGTCGGCGGGGATCTGGTCGGGGTCGGTGTCGCTGCGGATGATCACCTTGGCGGTGATCTCGGCGATGTGCGCGCGCATGGGCTGTGGCCCCGGCTTGGTTCACGGTAGCGAGGGGAACAGGATCGGCAGATTATGACGGGATGCGACAGGCAGGCAGGGTGCGCGGCCGGGGGTGTATAGTTCTTTCAGTTCAGGCGGAGGACGCCATGGTTCAACTTCTCGATCAAGCCGGCGAGGCCCTCCACATCGGCCAGAAGGTCTGGGTGGACATGCCGCACATGGCCGACTGGTTCCCCGGTGCCGTTATGTGGGCCGAGGTGATCGAGGGCCACCGCGAGCCTCAAGCTGGCATGGTCTTCGTTCGCCAGCTGCCCACGCCAGCGCTGCCCAACCCTGGCGAGGAAGGCGGCTGGGTTTCTGAGCAGCCCGCCACCCGGTGCCTCGGGCGCTGAGCTTTACCGGGCCGCTTCGGCGGCCCTCTCGCCATGCCCAAGCTCGACCCCGACTACGACGACATCCCCGACGACCTGCCCGAGGATGACGACGACGACCACCCCAGCCTTACCGCTGCCGAACGCAATCCATCGCTTGTTACAGGACGTTAACTGGCCACCCCGCTGCCCGATCATGCGCCGCCGGCGGTGTACAGTTACTGCATCAACCGCACCGGACCGATGACCCGCTTCAACCCCACCCGCACCGCCGCCGAGATCGCCGCCTTCAAGGCCCAGAACCTCGCTCAGTCCTCCAAGGTGGTCGTTCTCAAGCCCGCAGCCAAGCCTGCTCGCAAGTCCCAGCGCCAGCAGTGGCAAGAGTTCCGCACCGAGACTCTGGGCATGATCGAGGCCGCTAAGCGCGAGCGTCACTTCCACATCCTTCCCCAGCTGATGCAACGTCTGACCACCGCCGACACCATGCTCGCCAACCGGGCACTGGTCTGACCCTTACCGGGCCGCTCCGGCGGCCCTCCTACCATCCACCCATGACCTACATCCTCCAGACCGGCCCGTGGCACATCGGGCCGTTCCCCACCCACGTCGCCGCGCAGCACTTCGCCGAGAGCCATGGGGTAGACGACTTCCGGCTGATCCCGCTGGATGATCCAGCTGAGGCACCAGGGCGCATCGCGCGGCTGCGCATGGCGCCGCTAAAGCATCCAATGGAAAAGCGTTAAAGTCGGGCCAGCCGTTTTCAGTGCTTGGCCTACCGCGACCGCGAAAAACAGCAGGCAGCTGCTCGCCGCCATTACGAGCGCAACCGCGAGGTGATGATCGCTCGGGCAAGGGAGCACACCAAACGCAAGCGGGCAGAGATGCGCGCTTGGGTGCATGAATACCTGGCAGCGAATCCTTGCGTTGACTGCGGCGAGCCCGATCCGCTGGTGCTGGAGTTTGATCACCGCCACCCAGCAAGCAAGCAGGGGAACATCGCCGACATCATCAACCGCGCTGGCTGGGGCATGAAGCGGCTGCTGGCTGAGATCGAAAAGTGCGACGTTCGCTGCTGCAACTGCCATCGCCGGCGAACACGACTGGAGAAGCATTGGCTCCTAGATCCAGCAATCGAGCCTGCCTCGCGGCCTAGCGCTTTTCGGTGAGATGGTTGCGGGGGCAGGATTTGAACCTGCGACCTTTAGGTTATGAGCCTAACGAGCTACCAGACTGCTCCACCCCGCGATGGTGCGCGAATACTGCGCGAACGCTTTTCCTGTAAAGCCCTAAGGGCTTGAAATCAATTCACTTTTTCTGTGCGGCCTTCAGGTTATGAGCCTCGCCCAAGTCGCTCACGGAAGTTCATGCAAACTCATTAAGCATCTGAATAATCAACGTTAATCGGGATTGCTTTCTCCCGGCTGTTCGCGCAAACTCTCGCCGTTTATCGCAAATCTGCGCGAATGGCGCGCGAATGGAGAGAGCGTATGAGTAAGCAGTGGATCCCCGATCGCAAGCTGCCAGGCCTTGGCCTGATGCTGCTGCCCTCTGGTGTGCGCACCTGGTATCTGCGCTACCGCGAACCAAGCGGCAAGCAGCAGACGCACAAGATCGGCCGAGCCGAGGTGGTCAGCGTCACCACCGCCCGCGAGGAGGCCCACAAGATCCTGGCCAGTGTGGCCCGCGGCGAGGCGCCCACCAGTGCGCGGCAGAAGCTGCGCCGGTCACCCACGGTCGCCGAGCTGGTCGAGCGCATCAAGGTGGAGCACTGGCGCAAGCTGCGGCCTGGCAGCGTGGCCAACAATGAACTGATCTGGCGCCGGCACCTGCTGCCGGAGTTCGGCGCCATCAAGGTGCAGTCAGTGCAGCAGCGACATGTCGCCGAGTGGTTCCACCGCGCCAGCATCGAGCGGCCGGTGCGCGCTAACCGCTGCCTTGAGGTACTGAGCAAGGCGATGAACCTAGCCGAGCTGTGGGAGTTAAGGCCGCAGGGTTCCAACCCATGCGTGAGGATCCAAGCCAACACTGAACGCAAGCGCCGGCGCTACCTATCGCGCGAGGAGCTGCAGCGGCTGCTGGCCGCATTGGACACGTTCGGCACCACTGCGCCGCGATGGCGATTCGCGCAGCTGATCCGGCTGCTGCTGCTCACCGGCTGCCGGGTGCGGGAGATCATGCACGCTCGATGGGAGTGGATCAACGACGACGCAACGGTGCTGGTGATTCCCGCTGAGAAGCACAAGACCGGCGGTGATGGCAGCGAGCGCAAAGTGCATCTGCCGCCAGCAGCAAGTCTCATCCTACGAGAGCTAAGACGCAGATCAAACACGCCATGGGTGATTGCCGGAGCCGGCGATGGCCCGCTGATCAGCTACCGGCGCCAGTGGGGCGAGCTGCTGGCCGCGGCCGGCATCACCAACCTGCGGGTCCATGATCTGCGCCACAGCTTCGCCAGCCTCGGGGTGACGGCCGGCCTGTCGCTGCCTCAGATCGGCGGCCTCCTCGGCCACGCCAGCCCGCAGACCACGCAGCGTTACGCGCACCTGGTGGATGAAGCTGCTGCAGCTGCAGCGGCGAAGGTGGCAGCGCTGATCGCATAAAAAAGCGGCCGGTGCTGACACGGCCGCCTGCTGGCTCTCCACTTGCCGGGCTCAGCTTAGCCCTTGCTGGCGGTGACGGCCTCATCCCCGTTGTAACGGCCCGTGACCGCATAGGAGCGGTGCGGAATGCCTTCCATCCGGTGGAACACCATCTGGCCGATCTTCATGCCAGGCCAAATCGCCACCGGGTGCATCTTGCGTGCGTTGCTCAGCTCCAGCGTCAGGCGGCTGCCGTGCCAGCCAGGGTCTGCAAATCCCGCCATCAAATGTTCGATGCCCTCGCGCGCGCGGCTGGACTTGAGCACGAACTGCGCGGCCACCGTGTCGGGCAGGTTGAAGATCTCGCGTGTTTCCGCGAGGCAGAACTCACCCGGCTGCAGCAGGTAGGGGTCCTCCTCGGTGTGGCCGTGGATGCCGTGGATCTGCAGCGCTGGATCGTTCGGCACCTCGATCATGATTCGATCGCCGAGCAGCACGTCGATGCTCGCGGGGTTGATCAGCTCGGGATCGAACGGCACCACCATGGCGTGGTGCTGGCAGAGGTGGTGTAGCTCGTAATCGGGCAATGGAGACACGCAATCGTCAGTAAACCCACCGGAGCCTAGGCCCGCCCTGACGGATGCCAAGATGCACGAAGCCCTTGGGTGCGCCGTAGCCCAAGCTGTGCGGCCAGTTCTTATCGCACCAGTCCTGCACCGCGTAGATGTCGGCGCCGTCCACGTAGAAGTCCACCGCACCGACGCCGATGGCGTTGTAGAGGTGCTCCGACTGGCTTGCCCCGCCTACCTGGCGATTGATCTGAGCATTGCGATAGCCGGATGTGATCACAAGCGGCCGGCCGCCGAACTGCGCCCGCACCTTCTCTAGGAACTGCGCCAGCTTGATGGCCGTGTCGCACTGATGCTGGTGATCGAAGCGCCGCGCCTCCTGGCCTAGGGCGAACTCGCCGTAAGTGATGTGAGGTGTGATCTTGAAGCTGAACGGCGACTCGG